TTTGGAGTCTGTACTTGGAAAGGGAAAACCCGACAAGAACAAGAAGGATCACGTGTTCCATTGCCCAATATGCAATCACAAGAAACCAAAACTAGTGGTAAACGTTTCTAGCGGTCAATACAACTGTTGGACCTGTCACCCACCTACTAAGGGCAAAACGCCTGTATCTCTATTTAAAAAACTTGGCGTTGATAAAGCGCGCATCGTAGAGATGAAGAGCTACTTTAAAAGCGATCGTACCAAGATTGACGATGCTGAAACTACTCGCGTATTTTTACCCACTGAATTCATTTCGATGACCGATAACGATGGGTCTCTAGAGTATCGCCACGCTGCTGTCTACTTAAAAAAGAGAGGCATCAACGAATCCGATGTAAGAAAATACAACATTGGATATTGTAAAACTGGTCGATACAGAAATCGCGTTATTATTCCTTCTTACGATAGAAATGGTCAAGTAAATTACTTCATCGCTAGATCTTTCGAAAAGGATCCATACCAAAAGTACGACGCTCCATCTATTCAGAAGACAGAGATTGTGGGTATGGAGTACTTTATAAATTGGTCAGTTCCAGTAATACTATGCGAAGGAATATTTGATGCAATAGCAATAAAAAGAAATGCAGTTCCTCTATTTGGGAAAAGCATTCCAAAGGCACTGATGTTAAAACTTGTAGAATGTCAAGTAAAAACAGTATATTTGGCTTTAGACAAGGATGCTCTTAAGGAAGCGTTGACTTACTCAGAACAATTAATAAATTTGGGTAAGGAAGTCTATTTAATAGAATTAGATGGCAAAGATCCATCTGATTTAGGTTTCGAAAATATGACAAAATTATTACAACAAGCAAAGCCGTTAACATTCGGTGAGATCATTCTCAAAAAAATGATGGGTTAAACCATGATAAGAAAAATATTCCAAGTAAGTGATATTCACATTAGAAACTTCAAGAGACACGACGAGTATAGGAGAGTGTTTGAGAAACTTTACAACTACATTAGAGAAAATTTTACGCAAGACGATCTAATCTGTTTAACTGGTGATATTGTTCACGCTAAGACGGATGTAACTCCCGAATTAGTAGAAGAGGTGCAAGCTTTTCTAAAAAGTCTAGCAGACATTGGAAGAGTGTTATTGATTCCTGGCAATCACGATGCGAACTTAAACAACGGTCATAGAATGGATGCGTTGACTCCTATCGTTAATGCTTTGAACCACCCTAATCTAACTTACGTTAAGAAGACCGAAGTATTAGACATTTATAACAGCAACGTTACTTTCTATCACTGGTCTGTTTTTGATAGTCACACCGAGTATCCGAAATGTGTTAACGAAGGAGACGACTTCAAGATTTGTTTGTATCACGGACCAGTTAGCGGCACTGTAACAGAAAGTGGCTTTGGTCTTTTCGACAACGATGTCAAAGTAGAAGATTTTGAAGGCTTTGACTTGGTTTTATTAGGTGATATACACAAAACTCAATTCTTAAACGAAGCTAAAACAATCGGCTATCCAGGATCTTTGGTACAACAAAACCACGCTGAGTCTTTAGTACACGGTATATACGTTTGGGACCTTGCAACTAAGTCTGCAGAGTTCGTGGAGATAGAAAACGACACAGCTTTCTATACAATTGAAGTAGACGCTGGAATGTATCAGCCATTACCACAATTACCTAAGAATCTTTATCTAAGAATTAAATATAGGAACACAGATCAGTCTGAAATTAAGAGAATAGTAGCCGAAATCAAGCAAGAACACAACGTATTAGAGACTTCTTTGATGAAAATACGAGACTTCACTACTTCTTCTAACGATAATAAGAAACTAAACGTACACGATGTAAGAGATGTAGAGTATCAGAATACTTTATTAGTAGATTTCCTAAAAGAAAAGTACGATTTAGACGAACAATCAATCAAAGACATTTGCGAGATCAACAAGATAATCAATAACGCATTACCCAAGTCAGAAGTTCCAAGAAATTCTATCTGGATACCTAAGACATTCGAATTTTCAAACATGTTTAGCTACGGCAAAGGCAACTTTATCGACTTTTCTAACATGACTGGAACTTATGGTATCTTTGCACCTAATGCTAGCGGTAAATCTACGCTACTTGACTCAATCGCTTACTGTATATTCGATAAATGTTCTAGAACTACTAAGTCTGCACAAGTAATGAACAGTACTTCAGATTCATTTCAGTGTAAATTGGTCTTCGAACTTAATGGATTAGAGTACACTATTGAAAGAAAGGGCTCAAAACAAAAATTGGGTAACGTAAAAGTCAATGTGGACTTCTATTATGTAGACCAAGACGGAAGTAAAGTTTCTTTGAACGGTAAAGAGAGAAACGACACTAACAAAAGCATTCAAAATGTTATGGGTACGTACGAAGACTTCGTTCTTACTGCGTTATCTATGCAAAACAACAATACAGGTTTCATTGACATGAATCAAAAGGACCGAAAAGACCTTCTTTCACAATTTTTGGACATAAATGTGTTCGAAGATTTGTACAATCTCGCTAATAACGATATGAAAGAGGTCTCCGTTCTTTTGAAAGAGTATCAAAAACAAGACTATTATGAGCTATTGAAGAAAGCAGAGTTCGACGTAGACACATTTGACATAGCTTTAGACGAAGCCAAAGACGAAAAGCTTGCTATTGAAGCTAAAAGAACCTCAACTAATAGACTTATACTTAGCAAAACTACCGAATTAATCCAGATAGATAGCGATATTATTGATATAGAAGAGTTAGAGAGTCAAAGATCAGCGATTGATGCAGGTATTACTAAAGTAACTTGCTCTATAAACGATAATGGAGATCTTATTGGCTTTGTGGATAAAAAAATAGAGGAACTTAACAAGCAAACAGTACACGATAAGTTAATTAAAGACATAAACTTAGAAGATTACAGTCACAAGTTAAGAAGTTATGAATTAGATACAGCAGCTTTACAAGAAAAGAAGCTAGAATTGAGTCAAGCCAACACTAATCTACGTAACAGTAGAAAAAAAATGGAGAAACTTGCTGAATTAAAATACGATCCTAACTGTAAGTTCTGTATGGATAATGTTTTTGTTAAGGACGCCATAGAAACAAAGAACTCCATACAAGAAGAAGAGAAAGCTGTGAAAGAATTGGAAGAGACTGTAGAACTTTTAGAAAAAAGAATTAAGCAACTGTCTTCTGCCATAGAGATTAAAGCTGCCAAAGACAAGTACGACAAAGATTTACAAGCTTTAGAAACTCAAAAGAATAAACACAACGCTGAAGAGAATAAACTAAGAAAGCGACTTAACGAAGCAGAAACTTTATTGGGTAATATAAACACAAAAATAGATTCCCACAATCAGCAAGAGCAAGCGATTCAAAAAAATAAAGAAACGAATGCTGAAATAGATGAGTTGAATAAAAGCTTGAGAGCAATAGACAAAGAATTGGACACCGTTAACGACCAAATCTCTGATATTACTGCGAACAAGAAGCTTGCTGAAAACAATAAAGCAAAGTACGAGCAAGGCATTGGTAAATTAAAAGATTTAGAAACAAAATTCAAGGACTATCAGTACTATTTACAAGCAGTTCACAGAGACGGTCTTCCTCACAAGCTAATTGCTAACATTATTCCTCAAGTAGAAGAGGAGATCAATAATATTTTGGCACAATTAGTGGATTTTCAAGTGGTATTACACGCTGACGATAAAAATATAAACGCATACATCGCTTATGACGAAAATAACTTTTGGCCTCTTGAACTTACTTCAGGCATGGAGAAGTTCGTTGCAAGTTTGGCTATCCGAACCTCTCTTATCAACGTATCCACTCTTCCTAGGCCAAATTTCATGGCAATAGACGAAGGCTTTGGAGCGCTTGACCAAACTAATCTGAGCTCAATGGTCATGCTATTTGATTATCTTAAGACACAATTTAAGTTTATCATGATCATATCCCATATTGACTCTATGAGAGACGTGGTAGACCATCATATTGAGATAAACAAAGTGAATGGTAGATCCAAGATAGAACAAGCAGCGTAGATATTTATTATCATGATCAAAACAGTCATCGCCATATATCCAGGAAGGTTCCAACCATTTGGTAGGCACCACGCTGAATCATTCAAATGGCTAGAATCTAAATTTGGCAAAGGAAAAACTTTTATTGCTACCACAGACGTAGTAAACTTGCCAAAAAGTCCTCTTAGCTTCAAAGAAAAGAAGCAAATCATAGACAAATACGGAGTAGGAAGCAGTCTAGTTCAAGTAAAAAACCCATATCAAGCTCAAGAGATTACTCAAAAGTTTGATCCTGAAACTACAGCAGTGGTTTTCATGGTTGGAAAGAAAGATATGCAAGAAGATCCTAGATTTAAGATGGGAACCAAGAAAGACGGAAGTCCTTCTTACTTTCAAGTGTACAAACCAGGTATGAAGATGGAAGGTTACATGAAACATGGCTATTTGATCGTTGCTCCACACACTTCTTATGACATTACCGGCTTTGGTGAGATGAGCGGTACTACTATTAGACAAGCTTTATCTTCTAATACGAGCCCAGAAAAATATAAACAACTTTTTACAGACATATTTGGTTGGTACGATCCTAAAATTGCCGACATGTTGAAAAAAAAGTTCTCTCAATCTAATAGCGTAAAAGAAACAGTTAGCTTTGAGAAGTCTCTTGTATTAGAATACCTAGTTTACAATTTATTAAACGAAGGTGGCAAAGTATTTAAGACTGCAAAAGGCGAAGAGGCTACACAAAGAATAAACCGAGCTGACGTTGTACCTACTGTAAAGTATCTAGAAAAAATGACAGGCTTGAAACTAACAGACAACATGTTAGGTACGACTGGCAAGAAAGAAACTAGCGGTGACTTGGATTTGGCAGTTAGTGAAGACGAAATTACAAAAGAAGCATTGGTTACTTTATTATTAAAGAAGTTTCCACAAGAAGATATAAAGAAAAGCGGCACAAACGTTCACGTAAAAACTCCAATAAAGGGAAATCCTAAAAACGGCTTCGTTCAAACCGACTTCATGTTTGGCGATAAAGACTTTATGAAATTCAGTATGCAAGGCGGAGCTGAGAATTCTGAATTTAAAGGAGTAGATCGTGCTTTATTAATGGCTTCTATTGCAAAAGCGCAAGGATTGAAGTGGTCTTATCTAAACGGATTAGTAGATAGAGAAACAAATAAGACTATTACTAAGAATCCAGACGAGATTGCACAAAAGCTTTTAGGTAAAGACGCAACTAGAGAAGACTTAGCAAGCGTAGAAGCTATATTGGACGTAATAAAAAAGAGAAAAGACTATAAAGACTTAATAGCACAAGCTCAAGCAGACTTTGAAAAGAAAGGATTAACTTTAAACGAAGGTCTATTATTAGAAGCTGACGCAAGAATACAACATCCTGAAGATTTAACCTATTGGGAAGGAAGTAAGGGTGCTTCAAGAGCTTTGGCAACAATGCTTTCTGTAGCAAAAGATCCAAGCAAGATCTCAGTAAAGTGGGACGGAAGTCCAGCCATGATATTTGGAGTAGACGAGAAAGGAAATTTCATTCTTACTGACAAATCTGGGTTTACTGCCAAAGGATACGATGGTAAAGCAAAATCTGGAGAAGAATTAAAAGACATGTTTTTAAACAGAGGTAAAAAATCTGGAAAACCAATGTCTAAAGACTACGTTAACTTCGCAAATAATATGGGTGGTATGTTCGATGCGTTTAAAAAGGCTTTTCCAAAAGGATTAAAAGGCTATTTTAAAGGCGATTTATTATACCAAGCAACACCACCAGTAAAAGACGGTAACTTTGTATTCAAACCAAACATAACTACATACACAGTGCCAACCGATAGCGACATGGGAAAGCAAATTGCTAAGAGTAAAGTAGGTATTGTATTACACAGGTACATTGCACCAGACGGTAAAGAGTATCCAATCAAGAATATCTCCGACTATAAATTCACAACTAACTCAGGTCTATTTGTCGTGCCTCCAGTATTCATAAAAACTCCTCCAAAAGTTTCTACTAGCTTAGTATCGAAAACAAAGAGTGATATTTCTACTTACGCAAAAGACATAGATGCATTATTGGATAAGTCTAAGCTAAGTTCTATGAAGCTTTCTAATTTCCCTGACTTATTATATAAGTTTACTAACTCAAAAGTAAGCGATCTAAAGTCTTTGAGCTCTAAAGAATTCATCAAGTTCATTGAAAAAGAGTCTTCTTTGACTGATGCAAAGAGAAACAACATTATACAGTATTGCAATGCTAACGCAAAAGCTTTGGATGCAGTATTCTCGATAGCAAAAGGCATCATAGCAGTAAAAGATGATCTAATAAATCAGTTAGATTCTCAAGATTTAGGAG